ACACCGGTAAGTCAGAACGTGTCCCTGTGGCCTAATTGGTTAAGGCGTCAGTAAAGACGTTGCTGTTAACCTGTAGATTGTGAGTTCGATTCTCACCGGGGACGATTTTTTAACTGCTCAGCTCCAGTTAAAAAATTGTCATGCACTCTACAGATGGAGAAGAAGTGTTCTAAATGTGAAATTTCAAAACCATTGGATAAATTTCCAAATGATCCCAGGTGTTCAGGGGGCAAAAGAGGGGCGTGTAAAGCATGTAGAGTAAATCAATGGGTACCTGAAGAAAATCAAACTCTGACTTGTAAAATATGCACCGAAGAAAAACACCACACGTTATTTGCTAATCATGGTAAACAAAAACCTTATGAATGCAAGGCGTGTAGAAACAAAAGAGATTTTGATAAGAGAAATTTAGATAGAGACGCTTATAATAAAAATAAGCGCGAAGTTTATCAAAAAACTAAGGACAAAATAAATGAAACACGTCGCAAAACACTTCAAAGACGCAGAAATGAAGACCCCAAATACCGTGCTATGATGGCGCTTCATTGCAGGTTATACATGGCCGTGAAAGAAAAGACGGGAAAAACAATGGAGCTCACGGGATGTTCGAAAGAAGAACTCACTACATTCCTCGAAGCCGAATTCACGGAAGGAATGACATGGGAAAACTACGGCACATGGCACATAGACCACATCCGCCCGTGCGCCTCGTTCAATCTCGAGGACCCGGGTGAGCAAAAGAGGTGCTTTCATTGGACAAATCTACAGCCATTGTGGGCCATTGATAATATAAGAAAGGGGGCTAATTATTCCAAGCATTCGGTGGCGGGACTGCCCGCGTGGCCGTCGATCTACCCCGCGATCTAGACCGCGATGCACTCGACGACGTGGTGCGCGGAGTTCTCAATACGCGCGGGCTCGCCAATCGTCCAGTGTTAATCTGTGCCGAAATCCACTTCCAGAAATCAATAGTCATTTGGTGACGTGACGTTACCAAGGCGTTATTGCGACCTATACCCACTTGCATTTTCCAATTTGCATTCTTCATTGCCGCATTGCGTTCACGTATAATTTCGTGTATCATCTGCTTGACTGCAATGCGTTGATCCATTTTAAGGCTCATCAAGTTGCGAATCATGTTCCTGGCCGAAGCGGCATTCCTGTTCTGCCACGCCTGGAACAGCGTCTTTTCACGAGGGCGTGAAGTACCCGAACTAATAACTTTTTTTCTGTTTGCAATTTTATTACCGTTGAGAATCACCCGATTGTTCACGACGAGCCACACGCCGTGCGGGTTTGGTTTCCCGGGGACAATCTTCAATCTCCCGCCATTATTGACTGGTATGAAATATCCAGGTGGTGCCTTCTTGCCTATATTAATCCACCAATTATTAGTCTTTAATCCATGAGGTTTGTTTGGAATGCGTGTGGTGACATTCACGTTCATTGCTTAAAGGTGGTGGAGAAATAAAACATATGAAGGCTAAAATCCCAGCCGCTCTTCGTGAACAAGTATGGCTCATTGCGTGTGGAGATCGTCTTTTTAAGCCACACAGTGTCTGACCCGCGGTGCTGGTTCTCCATTCCATTTAAAATTAAGGCACGTCACTCCGTTTAAATAAAAGAGTACATCTATTATATAGAATGGGATGGATTTATCAGATAAGGAATTCACTAAATAACAAAGTTTATATAGGCCAGACTACACAGCATAATGTAGCCATAAGATGGTGTGATCATATCAAGTCTATAAATTCAGACCTCGACAGTTATTTGGTGCGCGCCTTTAGACATCACGGTTTAAACAATTTTGAATTTAGTGTCATTTATGAATTACCTGATGTCGAACTCGATGAAGCTGAAATAAACGAAATATCAAAAAAAAATTCACTTTCACCCCATGGATACAACATACGCGAAGGTGGTTCGAGAGGCAAACACAATTCAGAAAGTATTGAAAAAATTAGACAATCTCATATCGGTAAAAAGCATTCAGACGAAACAAAAGATAAACTTCGACAGTGTAATTTAGGTAAAAAGCAGACACAGGAAACCAAGGAAAAAAATAGACGTGCTATGCTGGGAAAACCAAAATCAAAAGATGCCGTGGAAAAATCGGCTCGAGCCCGTACGGGTCTCAAACGTTCAGTTGAAACAATAGAAAAGATGAAAATGTCACGGCAAATTAATGTCGAACAATGGTCACTCGATGGAGACTATATAAAAACTTATCCGAGTATTAAACAGGCTAGTAGAGAAACCGGATCTAATGATATTTCCAAATGTTGTAGAGGAAAATATAAACAAAGTGGGGGGTTTATATGGAAGTATAAAGATGATGAGTAATGTAAAATAAATGCGCAAAATTTCCATTCCGAAGGCTCTCCGTGAACAAGTCTGGATCACATGGAACGGAAAGAAATTTAGTAATAAATGTAATGTTAATTGGTGTGAAAATATAATATCTGTTTTCGATTTTGAAGTGGGCCACAATGTGCCCGAGTCCAAGGGCGGTGCGACCGACATTAATAATCTTAGACCAATTTGCTCAAAGTGCAATAGATCTATGGGTGATGAATATACGATTGACGGATTTTCCGCTCTTTCAACGCGCCGCGAGCACTCTCACCTGTGGGAGTGTTTCCGGTTAAAAGAAACCGGCGTATAAGTCATAAGATGGCGGAGATCTTTCGTTTCTACCCCGAGGGCAGTACTCTGTTCGTCGAGGTTCTAGGGAATGAATATCTCAAGCGCCAGCCCGCCAACCCAGACGATGCACAGAAGTTTGCAGAAGGCCTCAAGCCCATCGTAGAACAAGTTGAGGATATGATGCGGGCAAAGAATATGCACGAAGTTATGATTCTGAATCTCAAGGGGGTCGGTCTGACGGCTCTGAATCCACAGACGACAACTCAGCTCGTCGGACTTTTGTACACAATTCGTTCAGATGATGAATCATTCATGAAGCGCATTGAGATTCACAACTCCAACCCTCTTTTCGAAATGTTGTACAAGCAGGTGAAGCGTCAATTGCCGCCAAAACTTGTGAATCTAATTACATTTGTTAATTGAAAAAGTTTTAACGGTCATTGGTGCCTCGCGCCAGAATGTCTTTGGGTCTGTCTCGTAAAGTTCAAAAATTCTTTGATTGTCTTCTTGTCTGAGAATCTCTGGTTCCTTCCCTTCCTTATCCTTGAGGCCTACGGGGAAATCCTCGAGAAGCACGATGTTGAGAGCGAGCAACTCCGGTGAATAAAGACACGCAATTTCGTATCCTATATCAAGATTGAGCCCTTCTGGCTCCGTGCGCACCCAATAATGTTCGCAAATTTCATTCGGTGAAATGCAATATCCATGAACTACTCTCGCCTCGATTTTACGAGTCGCCAAATATTTCATGAGTATCGCACAGTGATGAACAACTGAACCACCAACCTTATTTAATTTAATGCGTTGCGCAATTCTTTTCAGGTCAATATCCATTGAGGGGGGCCCTGAAAAAAACTAGGTTCTGTGTACGCGAGGCCAACGCGCGAATGCGTTCATTCCAAAAAAGCAAACATGGACATCAAGGCTCTTCGCACGCCCACTCACACCGCGCTCGAGCTCGCGACGGCCCGCGCAAGCACACAGTTGCGCGCGCCTCGCCTCGTGCACTCGGCGGTCAAGTCTGAGCGCGTCTTGGAACCAGTCGCTCGCACAGAAATATGGCGCAGCTATCACGCCGGTGCTATCCGCGAAGGTCACGCGGAGCCTGAGCGCTTTGCCGACGCGGCGGTCCGCTCGCACGAGGTTGCCATGCGCAAAAAGTCGGAGCGCGCCAAGGTGCAGTTCCTGACTGACGCCCCCAAGCCAGTTGCAGAGGCTGGCACCCGGCCCAAGGCTGGGGCCAAGGCCGGGGCTGCAAAGTGCCAAGCAAAGACACTCGAAGGCCGGCAGTGCGGGTTTGCAGCCACGTGCGGGTGCTTCTGCAAAAAGCACGCACCCAAAGAGCCTCTGCGCTCCGCCTTCAAGCTCATCAAGGACCGGCGACGCTTCACCACCGTGCGCCTCAAGGGCTTCCTGAACGTCAAGCCCTCGCGCGTCACCGAGGTGGTCGGGAAGCCAAATGGCCCCGCGGATGATAAGATAGATATGGAGTGGATGATCGTGTTTGACGACGGCACCCCCGCCACCCTCTTTTACAGTCACGATGACCCTTCCCTCCACGTGTGTGGCGAAGATATCGAGGTCATCGGCCGTATTCGCCAGCTGCTTTCGCTCTAAAAACTTCTTGTGGTTTAATAGATATGAACTGGAATTATGTATGGATCGCTCTCTTTATAAACTTCCTGCTCGTCCGCGTCGTCCCTAAAATTCTCGTGAAACCCACGGGCATTAAACCCGTGGATGATGTCGTTCTGTACCTTAATACCCAGGATGGATTTCTCTTGAGTTCCAGCCTGACGCTCGCTCTTGTTATTTTTCTGACGCACTACTGGATTGACAATAATGACTCCGGGACGGTTGCCAAGAGTCCTGACGTGTAAGAGTGATCCCACGTCACGATTCTCTTTTCATAACACTCCGCCATGCA